TCAGGGCAGCTTGAAGCCACCGCCCATCATGAAGGCGACGATGGCCAGGATGATGCCGCTGATGACCAGCTTGGCGATCCAGTTGAGCGTGCCGCTGACGCCGTCGATCTTGGCGTCGAGCGTCGAAAACCGCATGTCCATGTGCTTGAACTGTTCGTCCTTGCGTGCCTCGGCGATATCGCTCTGGCGCTGCCGGGCTTCGAGTGCGGCCAGGCGCTGGTCGCGGCTGGCGCCCTGATGCTCGAGCGCCACCAGCCGGGACCGCAGGTCGCCGTCGATTTCCGTGTTCCGTTCGTTCATGTCGGTGCCCCCCGCCGCCAGCCGGCCACCGCCAGCCAGCCGATCGACAGACCGAAGCCGATCAGCAGCACGTCGTTGATGGTGAGACGCGTGGCCTGGATGATCATCTCGACCTCGGGCAGAGCTGTTCGCGCAGCTTGAGGGCGGCCAGGTGGCGCGCTGCCTCGGCTTCGTTCATGGCGTCATAGACCTGTTGCCGATAGCGGAGGTCTGGACCCAGGCAGATGCTGCCGCGCGCGGCGGTGCAGGCGGCAGCGCCCGTCAGCACGACGATCAGAAGCAGGATGCGGGTGATCAGGTCGAGCAGCCGGCGCTTCATTGTCGTGTCCTCATTGCCGTGTCCTCATGGTCGTGTCGTTCCGGCCGCGCCCTCATTGTCGTGTCCTTCTGGCGAGCTCGGCGCGCAGCTGGTCGGGAGACATGGCGCCAATGTCCGACTGCACCTCGCAGGCGATGTCCCTCGCCTTCTGCTCGGCCGTGGCCTGCCGGTCGCGCTCACGGCGGGCGCCGCGGCTGTTGCCTTTGAGGAACGCGACCAGTGCGGCCAAAAGGCCGCCCATGACCGCCAGAAGCGTCGGGTTGGAGAGCAGGAAGCCGGTCATGAGCCGCCCCCTCCCCAGCGCTGCCGCGTGGCATGCATTACGAGCAGGATGACGACGGCAACGGCCAGCCCCAGGACAGAGCCTGCGACAGTCAGCGCCTGGCCTGATGGGACGGCGCGATCGGTCATTTCGTCCACCCGAAGCGGCGCGCGCCCCAGTACCAGCCCTCGGCGACCATCGAGGCGACGAGGCCAAGGCCGGTGCCCAGCCATTCGACAAGCTGCGGATCGGCGATGAGCGCCTGCTGTTCCTCGGGCAGGATCAGGCCGAGCGCCAGCAGGGGAAGCGAGACATAACGCAGCAGGATGCGGATTATCGGTGCCATGGTCGGTGTCCTCTGATGAACCAGGCGGCGATCGCCCTGGTGATGAGTTGCAGGAATGAAGCCAGGCCGCTCCTGGTGGGGGCGGTCGGTTGCTTGACGTCCACTGGGTGCCCCACCGGCGCGGGTGACGGCGGCGCGTGTTCAGGCGCGTTGGGCACGGCCAGCTTCAGCGCCGCCGACCGAACGGCGGAGACACGGGCCGTCCAGCCCTTGCCGAATGTCGGCCAGGTGGCGAGGCCGCGCAGGAAGGCCATGCGCCTGTCGCACAGGTCGTTGATGACGGTGGCGTGCATCATGGCGCTGACAGCGTTCAGCGTCGCCGGGCCGATCCGTCCGTCCTGGACGGCACCGACGACGCCTTGCAGATATCTGGCCGCCCTGCCCGGCCCGCTGTTCACGGCGAAGTCGAAGACGGCATGATCGACGCCGTCGGGCAGCTCGGCGCCATGCACGGCGTCCCAGTAGAAACGCCGGTAGACGGTGGCCAGCTGCGCGTCGGTGATCCCGCGCAGATCGTCCTTGGTTGCATCCGCCTTCACGTAGCGGCGGAAATTCGCCAGCGTCACCCCCTTCATGGTGGCGCCGCCAGGATCGGCCGGATGATCCGACCAGCCGCCTTCATGCTTCAGGACGAGCGTTAGCGCCCGCGCGAAATTGCGGTCCATGAAAAATTCCTTCGGTTGGGATTGGTTTGAGCAGCCAGCAGGCGCGGTGACGCGACGTCGCGTTCGTCCGACGATCTGACATCGGCGGAATGGCTTGATCACTTCGGGGCCAGGCACCATATTGCGATTGCGCCTCTCACCGTTTCGGGAGTGACGCTTTCGGTTGCCGGCTTTTCCGGCATGCCATCTCAATCAGCGCTGACGCATTTCAAACAACCGCCAGCGCTGTACTCAAAATTTGGAGGCTAAATGTCTATTGCAACGCCCTTCGCGCTGCCGGCGCAAGTTCTGTCAGCAATTGCAAATGGAACGCCCGCCATCCAGGCTTACCGCCAATATTTGGGCTATTCGATCGGCGCCGTCGCTGTAACAAGCGGGCTTACGGTTGATGAAGTCGAAAGCATCGAGGCCGGACATCGCTTCGAAAAGGGATACCGGGACCGCATTGCGCGAGCCCTCGGCCTTCCGGATGGCATTTTCGACCAAATGTCGGACGTCTCGGACGCCGCGTAGTCCTGATGGGCCCCGCAGCAGTGAGCGGGGCCATCCCTCTTCCTCCACCGGGGGCGGCCAGGCGCCAGACTGCCCCGCACTGGCATGGAACGGTCAGCCGTCCAAGGAGTTAAGCAATCTTCTTGGGAGGCGAATATGACGGCCGATCTGAAGTCGTCCCGCAGCGACAATGACCTTGAAAGACGCGCTCTATATCTCCGTGGCTCAGGGGGCTCACGCGTCGAGCACATGGCACCTGTCGACCATCTGAGCGACGTTCCAGGACCGCAATGGACTGACCTGTTCTACATCGCCGTGGCGTTCGGTGCGGCTAGCGGCATCTTCTGGCTGGCCGGCTACTAGCTAGCAGCCATGGCATCCGGATCACGGTGCGATCAGCCCCCCTCACGTTTCAGGACGAGCGCCGGTGTAGATTGCGGCCACTGGTGATTTCCTTTGATGATGAAGTCGTTCAATCTGCCAGCATCAACGGGAGGGAGGGCTGAATGAAGTGGGTGATCCTCATCGCCGGCGTGTTCCTGTTCTTCAACGGAATGTTCACGCGAACCTACAGCTTTGACAACGAAAGCCCGGCCAGACATTGCTACCAGATGGATTACATCGGCCTCTATGGATGTTTCGGCAGTCCGATGATGCCGGCGCTGATCGCCTGGGGTGCAAGCCTGATCGGGGCCGGCCTGATTGCCTGGTCGGTATTTCGCGGCAGGCACAAGTCGGCCTGACCGCTCCGGCCACAGTTGAATGCGCACGCCAGGCCAGGTGCCGGAGCACGTGGCAGGCAATGCGAATGCATGGCGCCGAGGTGATCTTGCCGGCCGCAACGCAAATCGCGCCGACCGCTTGTGCGGATAGATCGAGCTCGATCTCTAACGCCACCAGATATGGGTGATCGCCCGGGCTCACGTCGCGGCGGACGTTCGCCAGCGTCACCCCTTCATGGTGGCGCTGCCAGGATCGGCCGGATGATCCGACCAGCCCCCTCATGTTTCAGGACGAGCGTTAGCGCCCGCGCGGCGTTGCGGTCCATGGTGGGATGTTACCTACGTTCCTGCAGGTCCGGACTACTCAGGCTAAGTTCGCAGACGCTTGAAAGTGGTTCTACTCGCTTTTCGAAGAACAAAAGAAGTGGTAGGTCGCCATTACCTGATGGGGATTCTCGAAATGCCGAGCCTGCGACAGTTACTGAGGGGCAAAAATCCCATGCCGAAAACCTGGGAAAACTCCCAGGTCTATGAGTTCAACTTCACTCGGCAATGGATGGAGGGCGAGGCATTTAGCGATTACCTGACCTCGCTCAAGTCTGACCGATCCCACATCGTCGCAACCCTCAAGAGCTACTTCTTTCAGGGGCACGAGGCCGAATTCGATGCGCTCTGCCTTCACGCCAGGGACCGTCAGAACCTTGAGATCGGCCCCAGTTGCGGCCCAATGATCTACGGATTCGCTCCGACCATCCCGCCCTACATCATCGAGCCGACGGGCGCGAAAATCGTCGAGTATCAGCGTCGACATTTTGGCTTCGACGTATTCGAGGGTGGCCGACTGTTTTCCACCGATGCGGCAAAGCCGATCGCGGAGATGGAACGTGCCATTGACGGGTTGATCTACGTCCGCAATTGCATCGACCATTCTCCAAAATGGCCTTTTATCGTCTCGAATATTGCCCGATATGCTGCCCCTGGCTGCAGGCTTCTGTTCTGGTCCGAGATGAACCACGGGCCGACACCCGACATTGGCCACTACAACATCACCGACGATGTGACAGACTTCTTGAGGATGGTTGAGGCACTCGGATTTAAGATCGATCGCCACTTCTCCAACGATCCGAACCTTCCCGATCTGGGAATAGTGGCCACGAAACTCTGAGGTTTACTGCGACAAGACACGTGGCAAATTGACAATAAACGCGAACACTGTCGGCTATAGGCGCTGCCCAGCTATCACCCAGTTCGGCATCATACGAGCGAAAGCGGCGCTTGGGGCTGTGCTGTTGTTCCCGCAGGATACGGGGAAGGCTGCGAATTTCGAAGACGGTTTGAAAGTGGCTGCCGATAGTCTAAAGCTGCCCTGTCTATTCCGCTGGGGTCCCTATGCGATTAAGCAACCTTATCAGATCAGCATTCCCACCAGCGTTCGTCCGAGGCCAGGGGGAACGCAAAAGCTATTCGCAACTCCAGCAAGACCTCTGGGCGCTGTCGGAGGTGGGAGATAGAACTGACGGATTCTTTGTAGAGGTCGGCGCTTATGATGGGGTTGCCCATTCCAATACCCTCATGCTTGAACAGATAGGCTGGTCTGGCATCTTGGCAGAGCCTAATCCGGCGCTGGAAGAACGCATCACCAGCCGGCGCAGATCTCCTCTCTGCATGCAGCCCGTCGGGAAAACTTCCGGCGTTGAAGTGGAGATGCTGTTTGTCCCAAACGCACCCGAGTTGTCCACGATGCAGCAGTACGCAGGAGGGGACAGCCATGCGCCTCGCCGCGCGAACCATTCGAGGGTGACTCAGACAACTATCAGTCTGAATGACCTGCTTGCCCGCTACAACGCCCCGAAACGGATCGATTTCATAAGTATCGACACCGAAGGCAGCGAGCCCGATATCCTCGCTGGCTTTGATTTCGGGCACTATGACGTCCGCCTATTTGCTATCGAGCACAACTTTACGCAGGCAGAAAAGGATATCGATCGGTTGATGAAGCTGCGAGGGTATGAACGCGTGCATCGCCTTTGGTCCCGATGGGACGCGTGGTACCGAAAGCGGCCTAGGCCGGCCAGTTGATCAACGGCAATTCGGCTAGGAACTCCGAGACGGCCGGCCGAGAACGCTGGCCGTTGGATGCCTTTTCGAGTTCACTGTAAGCATAGGCCCAGATAGCGTCTCGCCAAGCGACAAAAGCCCCCGCCTCCAAGGCCCATTGGGCATTCGTGCTACCCATGTACGTGGCGATTGATATCGCGCTGTCATAGCTACGTGTCCGGGCTTCACCGTCCAGGAGCGTTTCGATCGCCTTCCTGTAGTCGTCGATTGCTGGTGGTGGCGCCGGTCGGATAGTAATGACGCTCACTGCCCTGCCTCCTGTTCTGCGAACCATGCTTCAGAACCGATCCCGTGCCCGTCTGGTTTGGCGAAGTCTGCCGACCATAGCTCTCGCTCAGAGCGGTCTTCGGGCAGATCGGTCACATTGATGATGCGATACGGGACGCCAGCAGGGACGTCCTTGCGGGCAATCTCTTCGATAGGAATGCCACTCTTGCCAGCGGGGATAAGTACACACACCCCACCATTAAGTGATGGGAAAATAATACGATTGTTCATGATCAGTCTCCCATGACAATGATGCCTACATATGCGGTGTCAACACCACCAACGTTCGACTCGCCCACCACAATGCCAAGTGCTGTGGTTGTCTTAGTGCCGCCGCTATAGTTCACATCCCTGAGGTTGCCACTGGCCATGCCAACCGCGGCGTAGTTGGCATTGGCCAATGCTGTTGCGAAGTTGACTGTGTAGTTGCCAACTCCGTTGTCGGTGATCGAGGACACGTTGAAACTGTCATTGATGGCGACAGTGCCGGTGCCATTGAAGTTCACCCAGGCTTTGGCAACTCCCTGCGAGGTGGCGATAGCCGTCGCGACTGGCACCCCGTTCTGCTGCAGTTCGGTCGCATTGATCTTTCCTGTGCCTGGGTCGCCACCGGCCGCACCGTTCATCCAGAAACCGGAGCCGATGGTGAACTTGACCGCATAAGCACCGGCCCAATAGGTGCGGAAATCCAGTACGCTGGATTCCACCCCCACCCCGTTGTTCATGATCGACGCAACGATGTCGCCGTAATTGACCTTTGTTCCGGCGGCGTTCTTCCCTGGGAAGCGGATGATACCGGTGTTCCCGGTAATCACGGCGTCCCGGTAGAGTTCCAACGTAGGGGCTGCTCCTACTGACGCGCTCGTGTTGATGGCCACGATAGCGCCCTGTGCATTCAGGGTTCCGTTGATGATGGGGCTAGTCAGTGTCTTGTTGCTGAGCGTCTGGGTACCAGTCAACGTTACCTCGCCGGCGTCACCCGTCCTTTCGAAGATGAGCCAATGCGCTGCGCCGTTGGCCAGTGCGCCGGCTCCCCCGACATAGGCAAGCGTCAACTTGCGATAGCCGCTACCGTCCACCACAGAGCCGGTGACGTTGTAGGTGTGCCGGATCGCTGCGTTCGTTTTGGAGCGGATCGTCAGGACACCGCGTGCCGTGCTCGTACTGTCATCCCACGTGTCGAGCACGCCGGTCGCCGTCACGCCGTCACTGTCGACATTGTCGACATATGCAGCGGTTGCCGAGCCGGGAGCCACATTATTGAGCCGGAAGATGCCGGCTCCGGGGTCTGCATCGGTCGTCGTGGTCGAGAAATTGTAGGGCAGCGCTGCCACCGCGTTGGCCGCAGCGGTCGCGCTGTTTGCCGAGGCAGTCGCGCTGTTCGCCGCATTGGTAGCAGAGGTCGCTGCATTCGACGCCGAAGTCGACGATGAGCTTGCCGAAGCTGCCGCAGCGTCAGCCGACGCCTGTGCGGCCAGCACGGCAGACGACAGACCGCTGAGCGGAAACACCACCTCGAAGCGGACACCGGTGAAGAACAGCACCGCCTGCCGTCCGGCGCTGAACTCGGTCGCGCCGATGTCGGCGCCGTTGCCATATTTCACGCCATAGCTGCCGACACCGGCGACCGTGATGGTGGCAGCGGCACTGTTGTTCTGCGTCGGCGTCATCAGGTATAGCCGGTTCGCTTGGAACCCCACCGGCTGGCTGACCACGACGGCGTTGCCTGTGCCGCCCGTCACCGTAAGCTTGTCGACGGCGGCGCGGCCGAACAGCCTGTCATAGGTCATCGGCACCCATGACGCCCCGGTCGCGTCCCATTCCTTGAGCACGGCCGGATCGACATTCTTGTCGAGCCAGAGCTTTTCGGTTGCCGGTGCGACGATGCCGTCGACCATGTTGCTGAACACGCCGGCCGCGCGAAGCGCCGACAGAACCAGCTCGGACACCCTGACATATTTTCCGGTCTCGCTGGTCAGCGTGGTTCCGGTGAGGAACAGGCCCCAATGCAGCGAATTGTCGAATTCCGTCGCCATATCTTGTCCTCAAGGCAATGGGGCTCGCCGCGGCGAGCGGTTCAGGGTGATGATGCGGAGTGACAGGCCGATGCTTTTGCGCCTGGCGCGAACCACGCGCCGTCAGATCGATCGACGTCTGGGACGATTGTTGCCATCAGAAGTCAGGGCACCGGCGCAGAAGCAGCGCAGGTCGAGACGATCTGCGCTAATCTTGTTCGTCGCGGGCAGAACCGGCATGAAACCGCTGGCGCGAGCGACCTGAGACCGCAGCGACCCTAGGGGCACCAATGCTTGTTCGTTTGTTTGACCGATGGTCGGAATGGCCGGCCTGGGCGCGATGGACATCCGGCATCGGCGACATCGTGCCGCTCGGTTCTGTCCGTGCGGCATGGGGCGAGCGCGATTTCGTGGCCGAGAGCCGGCCTTGAAAGGGGCGGCAATTTCAGGTTGAATACACGTTATACGCGAAAATAAGCGAAGCTTGGACGATGGGCCTGTTTATCGATCTGTTGATTGACCCTGCACGGATTGCCTTCATGGCATTTCTGTTGGCGACCGCTCTCGAACTCAAGAGCAGGATTGCGGTCGGATTGACGATCACTCTCGGGGCGATCGTGTTTGCAGTCCTGATGCCCTTGGTCAGGCCGACCGAGGCTCCCGGCATAGCGTTGGGCCTGATCGCCAACCTTTTCCTGCTGGCGATCTTCTACCGTTTTCATACCCTGGTGTTGCGCCGCCTCAACCCAGGGTCAAACCGACCTTCGACTGGGCTTCTCATGGGACTGTTCGATCTGCTTCGCAGCAGAAAAGCCCGCAGGGAGCAAGCACTCCTCGCGGAGGCGCGCGCCAGAGGCCAAAACCTCGCCATGCTGCGCTCGGCCATCTCCACGATCGGCGGCGAGATGATAGCCGCCGGGTCCGATACCCAGCTTGCGCCGCGCTCGGCAGCGCTTCTCGTAAGCCACATCATTACACCCCGCTCGGTCGTCGACAGCGACGTGCGCTTGCTCGCGGGTCTGTTCGCCATGGTGGCCGCGAGACATTTCTCGTCCAAGATCGGCACGAATTTCGAGTATGCCAGCACGCACGCGGTGCTCGAAGTGATCGGCCTCCGCAATCGGGATGAGCTCGCCACCATCATCGAAAATTACAACAAGCCGTGTGTGACCAATGCCGATCCGGTCGCGATGGTCGGGTATTCCGTTGGCGTCTGGATGGCCTGTCCAACGCAGGAAAATCTGGGTTTCCTCAGGGGCCTGTTTTCCCTGCTCTTCGGGTGGATGGCCAAAGAACGAGGTTCGGCGCCGCAGCAGCCATCGCCTGCGTTGCAGGCCGGCGCAATCCCGGAAGCCGGAAGTGCACCTCCTCCAGACACGAAACCCTATAGGCGCGGCGCCCGATTGGTGGATTGGGACGGCTGTCCGGCGATCTTCGGTGAAGCTGGAGCATTCGCCATGCTCAAGCCAAACTCCCTCTGGGTGCCGGTGGACTTCGTAGATGTCCAGTGGTCCGGTGACATACTCCCCGAAGAGATCTGGCGCGAACGCTTCAAGCGCTTCGGCGAACTCGACCCGCCGATGTTCGACCAGGTTTTGCCCCGAGCGCAGGAACCGACCGGCCGGCCGGCTGCGGAGCCTTCTGCCTCGGCGCCGCCATCGCCTGCGCTCCCGGCCGGCGCAGCCGGGGAATCCGCAAGTGCTGCATCACCGGACACGGAACCCTACAAGCGCCGCACCCTTTTGGTAGATTGGGACCGCCGTCCTGCGATCATCGGTGAACGCGGAGCATTCGCCATGCTCAGCCCCAACTCCTATTGGGTAGAAGTGGACTTCGTCGATGTCTGGTGGAACGCTGACGTGCTCCCCGAAGAGATCTGGCGCGCACGCTTCAAGAGCTTCGGCGAACTGGACCCGCCGATGATCGACCAGCTGTCGCCACCCGGACCGCTGGATCCGATCGTCGGGCCGCCTGATCCAGACCGGCGCAGCCCCGGAATTCAGATATGGTACCCCAAACCCGAAACGCCATAGCGGCCCTCCAATTCGTGAGCATCGCCTGTTGTAAGGCCGCCGGACGTGTCCCCGTCCGGTAGAGAGCTGGCGGGCGGGAATCGGGCACAGCGGCACCCTCTTTTTCCCTCGACAGTGTCCGTCCACAGTCCAGCCCCGACATATGTCGAGATGAGTTGCAGCCAGTTGCCGTCCCCTGAAAAGCGCCGCCCTATGCGGCCAGGGAGGTGAGCTCAGGTTCGACACCTCTGAAATCGTCCGGCAACCCGAAGCCACCCTCTATGATCCAGCGCCAATAGGGCAGCGTCAGGAACGGCGCCATCCTGGAGCGGCGGTCAACATCACCAGACAACATAGCGAGATCACCTGATGAGGCGTGAGCGGGAATGCCGAGCAACCGCGCCGCATCTGTCCCAAGCCGGAATGACGGGCCGAGCCGAGAGCCGTAGGCGTCCCGATCGGCGACGCGCGCGGCGGGCCGGCGCGCCTCGGCTGTCGGATCGGGCAATTGCCCGCCTGCCGAGGCCAATGCATGGAAGCCGGGGCCGCCCAGCTTTTCCCAGGCGTTGTTGATCTCCATGCCGACCGACATGATGCCGGAGCGGTCCAGCCCTGCGGCAATCCATGTTTCGGAATCCTCCGCAAGCTCGCTGCCCGATTCCATGGCCTCGAGCCAGTAGACCAGCATGCCCAGAGCAGACATGCCCAGCGTGCCCGAGACGAACGAGCCCGGACCGTCTTGCAGGCCGTGCATCGATGCACGCTGATTGGCGGCCAGCGCGAAGCTCGTGAATTGTTGCAAGGCCCTGCCCTCCGGCGTGTGAGCAAACAGCGGCACATCCGCCAAGCTCTCGGTGACCACCGTGGTGTCGACGTCCTTGTTGACGGCGGCAGTGAAGGCGCGGCGCGCTTCGTCATCGGTCCAGCGCCCGATCAGCGGAATGTGGACAGTCTCTTCGATCTGTCCGAACAGTGAGTACTGGGCCGCAATTCTTAAGGCCATATCCTCGTCGATACCGACGAATTCCATGTATTTGCGGTCGGCCGCAGAAAGGCCCGCATAGCCCCGGATTCCCGGCTGTGTTACACTTTTTCCAAACAAGGAATCCGATATGCGCCCCACCAATTTAGTGAATTGGGATAACCGCCCAGCAGTCATCGGTGAAGCCGGAGCATTCGCCATGCTCAAGCCCAACTCCCCTTGGGTTCCGGTGGACTTCATGGATGTCTGGGAAACCGCCGACGTGCTCTCCGAAGAGGCCTGGCGCGAACGCTTCAAGAGCTTCGGCGAACTGAACCCGCCGATGTTCTCGCTCGACCAGGTCTCGCCTGCAGCAGCCCGCGCCGCCGAATAGAGCTTCTCGGCCTCCTTCTCCAGCTTGAGGAATTCCTCGGACGTGGGATCAAGATCTCGCGCGAGATTGTACAGCTCTTCCCCGCGTCCGAACTTCGCGTCACGCAGGTTCGATTCCCATAGCTGGACCTCACCCACCGTTCCATCGTCAAAGCGCAGGATGACCTTGCGGTCGAAGTAGCCGTTGGTCTTTTTCTTCCAGCCTTCGTCCAGAACGTCGTATCGCTCCGCCAGCTTCGCAACCACTTCGTCGGCCCGGGCAGGTGTCTCGACCACGAAACCGGCCCGGACCACATCCGTCAGGTGGGACGCGTCGTCATATCCCTTGCGCGCAATCTTGACTGCCGCTTTCTCCTTGTCCTTGAATCCAGAATTTACGAAGGTCGAGCCGGTTGCCTCGGCGACTTCGCTTCCCGCGGCGACGAGTTCGGCCTGCCGTTTGCCGACCACCGCATAGAGCTCATCAAGCGATACAGTCGGCTGCTCAAAGAAATCGCCAATGACCAGCTCTCGGGCCGGCAGGGAAGCGCCATCGCTCGCCGCCAGCACATTCTTCAAGATGCGGTTCTGGACCAGCGCTGAAGAAACGTGCGTGTTCACGTCGGTCAGGAACGGCAGCAGCGTCATTCTGGAGAAGGTGGTGCCCATGTTGTCGATCAGTTGCTCGAAGGGCGGAATCATCGCATGAGGATCGGTCAGCCCGGCCATGGCGGCGATACGCGAGCGCAACAGGTGTTTCACCACCGTGTAAAGGCGCCTGGCATCGGCGGCCGCGAACTTGATCGCGCCGAGATTGGTGACCAGCGGTGCGATACCTTCGTTCATATACCGGCCCAGCCCGTGGACCATCGCCGGCCGCACGGCATCTCCCAGCGACGAAACCAGCATGCCGCCGAGCCGGCCCATGACCTCGAACAGCCCCGCCGTCCGCAAGACGCGGGCGAAGTCGGTGTGCCGGCTGTCGAGCCCGGACTGCCCGCGCAGAAGATCGCGCATGGCGGTGACGTCCGCGATGTCGCTGCTTTCCCGGCGGGTCAGGTCCTGGAGTGCCTTGGCCTTGGCTGCTTCGTCCATGTCGGATGCCTGCACCTGTTCACGCAGTTGCCGGTAATCGTCTTCCAGCCGGCTCAGCTGGCTCTGAAGCGTCGGCTTGCCCGGCCCGCCAAGGCGCCTGTCCAGGCGTGCCAGTTGGACGTCGGCCGCAACGACGCGGGCAAAGCGCCGGCCGATCAATTCGACATCGTGTTCAAGAAACTCCTCGATGAGATCCAAATCGATGTCGAAGGGGCGTCCCGCCAGCAGCCCGTGTCTCGACATCACGATGTCATAGAACGGCATGTCCTGGTTTGCCCGACTGGTGACCTGGGAAAAGATGTCGTCGACGACGCCGTTCACATAATCCGCCCGCTCCTCGGGCGACCGAAACCGGTGGCCATTCGGCTTGGCCTCCGGCGCCAACTGGTCGAGCGCGTCGGGCTTGCCCCCTTCGATGCCGGCCGGCTTGCCGGTCTTGTCAGCCTCGCGCTCGAGGCGGGCAAGCTCTTTGTCAAGCCACGACCTGACAATGTCCTTGAAGCGGGCTTCGCCAGCTTTTAGCCGCGGGGCGTTGCCGAAGCGGGCCAGAAAGCGAATAGCGCCCTGGTCGCTCACGCCAACCGGCAGCAGCCCTGCCTTGATTGCCAGCTGCTTCAGCGGATAAAACACCGCCTTGCGCCAGGCAACGCCGGCTTTGTGCACCGCCTTGTTGTCGCTTTTATCTCCCTCACGCATGGCCTTGCCGACGGCGATTTTGAACTCTTCCCAGCCCATGTTGAAGCCGCGGGCCTTGCGCGCTTCGTCATAGATGGAGCGCATTCTGGTCAGGGCCTTGGCGACCCCGGCGCGCCCCCAGAATTTCACTTCACTTTCCAAGGCAATTTCACCCTCGCCGCGCGCAGTGTTGTCGAAATGGGAGCCGGTATCGACCAGGTCGGCCATGAGCGAGCGATGAACGGCAGACGGACTGTCCAGGGCGCGCCGCAGCGGCCCGAGATGATCGCTGGCCGGGCCAGCCGTCCCGGCCTCTGCGGTGTTGTCGGCATCTTTGATGTTGCCGTCCGCAGCGACGCCCGCGCTCTGTGCTTCGGCAATGCCCGCCCTGAAGTCAGCCGGCGCCGCGCCGTTGGTGTCGGCCTCGGCCAAGACACTGTCGACCGTGGCCAGCGGCTTTTCGCCCACAGCGTTGTCGACGTCTTTGATGTTTCCGTCTTCAGCAATGCCCGTGACCTGTTCTTCGGCAAGGCCCGCCCTGACTTCAGCCGGAGCCGCGCCGCTGTCGTCGGCCCCGGCCAATACACGGTCGACCGTGGCCAGCGGCTTGGCGCGCGCAGCATTGTCGACGTCTTTGATGTTGCCGTCCGCTGCAGCTTCCGCGAGCTGTTTTTCGGCGACGCCCGCCCTGAAGTCGGCCGGCACAGCCCCGCTGCCGTCGGCCTCCGCCAAAACACGGTCGACAGTGGCGAGCAGCTTTGCGCCCGCAGCGCTGTCGACGCCTTTGATGTTGCCGTTCGCAGCAGTGCCCGCGACCTGTTTTTCGGCGACGCCGGGCCTGAATTCAGCCGGCACAGCCCCACTGTCGTCGGCCGCGGCCAAAACACTGTCGACAGTGACCAGCGGCTCGGCGCGCGCGGCGTTGTCGGAGTCTTTGATACCGCCGTTCGCAGCAGTGCCCGCGACCTGTTCTTCAGCAATGCCAGCCCTGAGTTCAGCCGGCACAGCCCCGCTGTCGTCGGCCTCGAACAAAACACGGTCGACAGTGGCCAGGGCCGCCTTGCGTTGAGATGCCGAAAACAATGCGCCGACACCCCCACCAAGGAGCGCGCCGAGAACCGCACCGCCACCGATGGCAAGCACGCTCTCTTCGAGAGGCCGCGTCTGCTGTGTTGCCTGCAGCGCCGTTTCGGACACGGTGGCCCCGAGCGCACCGGCAAAGCCGGTCGAGAGCGCCGTACGGGCGATGGTTGCACCGGTCGTTGCGCCACGCACCAGAGCCCCGCCCGGGAGGAGCGATGGCCAGTCGAACGCTTGAGCGCCGAATTGTGCAATTGTCGCAGTCCACCCGCCAGCTTCGAGAATGCGGTCGTCTTCCCGCTCCATGTCGATCTGGCTTTTCATGGCTGCGTGCGCGCGCCAGTTGCGCAGCGTGGTGAAGCGCTCCCAATGCGGTTCGTAAGCCGTGCCGCGAATGTCATTCCAGGCAGCTTCGCCTGTATAGCTCGCTTCGGGCGTCGTCCGATCGATGCCGGCCAGCTTGTTGTTGGCTGCCGAGCCGAACGTATTGCCATCTCGCCACGCTGCCCCGATCACCGTCGCCGTGTCGGGATCAAACTCCGGCTCGTCCATCTGCGTGTAGTCGAGCGCGCGGAAGGCGCCCAGCACAGGACGCTCATCGGGATACTCAATCTGCGGCATCGTCGCTCCACATGGCGTCGTTCATCGCATGACCGAAGGTGATTGGCAGTTTCTCGGGATCGAAGGTTGGCTTTGCCGGAGTCTCAAGCGGTCGCTTTCGGATTGTTTCGGACTGGGATCGGCCAAGCTCGCGGGCAGCTTCGGCCGCGCGTGCCTTCATCCAGTCGGGGCCGACGGTTGCCTCGAGCGCACGCATCGCTGCAGCATCGCCGGCGCGTGTCGCATCACTCGCAGCATCCTGGCGCGCGCGCTCGGCCATGGAGAGCTTGCCGAGCTTGTCGCTGTATCGCTTGAAGGTCGCAGCATCGACACCCCATGGCGGGCCGAAGACCTCACTGAACTGCGTCTGGCCGCCTGACGTGTATTGATAGAACAGGCGATAGCGTGGGGGGCGTTTTGCCTCGATGTCGGCACGCGTCTTGTCGGACGCCAGGATCGCGACGTTCTCGACCTTCCGGCCGAGCTTGGCGGCGTAGTCGCTGGCGGTCTTCATGGCATCTTCGCGCAGATAGTCGAGGCTGCCGCCGATCGCCGGATAGTGCAACTCGGGCGGCATCCGCATCAGATTCGGAGAGCCCGAAACGTTGCTGACGTTCCAACGGCGCTTGAGGTCGGTGAGCGCCGCGGCCTTCGCCGCAGCGGCATCGCCGCCATATTCGTAGAACTTTTCTTCGGCGATCTCGCGATATTCGGCCAGCAGACCGTTGGGCTGTTGCGGGACGATGCCGGCGCCGGGCGCCGAAGACAACCAGCCCGGGTCAAAGGAGCTCGTCACATCAGAGACGCTCAGATACTTGATGAACCTGGCCGCCTTGGTCTTCAGCACTTCGCGATTGGCCATCATCAACGGATCGGACGCGGCGAGAATGCGGGTTGCTGCTTCTTCGCCGCTGAGGCCGAGATCAACGACCATGTGGCGGAAGACGCCGAGCTTTTCGCGCGCCTGTGCACCACCTTCGAAGGCGCCGAACGAAACGGGCGCAAGAGGTTCGAGCGTGTCGGCCTTCGACATGGCCGCCGCGAAAGTCGCCGGATCGGTCGACGCCACACCCTTGCGAATATCAGCCTGCACGCTCTTCGGGATGTAGCCGGTGCGCGCGACAAACTCTGATGTGATTGCATTCTGCTGGACGGCATCTTCGGCTGCGGCAAAGAGCTTGTCATAGGTCTTGTCGGCAATGCTGGTCTGGTCGCTGTCGAAGCTGTCGACGTCGACCTTGCCGCCGGCCAGGGCGCCGATCATCGCATTGACGCCGCCGCTTTCCTGCTGCGCGACGCGGAGGGTCGTCACGAGGTCGGCCTTGTCGCTGCTTTCGAGCGTCGCGTCGGCCAGGATCACGCTTTCCCGAACCGTGTCCGGCTCGGTGGCAATCAGGTCATTATAGCGCTGCTTCGTCGTTGCGCGCTGCCGCGTGACCTGCTGGCTGTGTTCCGTCTCGCCCCATGACGCCAATTGGTCCCGGCGGTCATACGGAATCTTGTCGAGGTCGGCGTCTTCAGCCTGCGGGTTCTCGCCTGCGATACGAAGCGCGTTGTCACGCCGCCCCGTCCAATTGTGCGCGCCCCGCGCATTGCTGGCAGACCATCCCGCCGGTCGCTCGTAACCGGTGAAGGCTGCAGCGGCGTCTTCTGCGTTCGTCGACCGCGCGAGATTTTCGCCTGCCGCGCGCTCGCTCGTGCGCAACTCGTGATCAATGAAATCGATCTGGGTATCGAAGTCGTGCCAGTCAGTGCCTTGCGATGCAGCGAACGCCTTGAGCGCCTGCGCGCGCTTTCCGTTCCATTGGGCAATGCCAATGCTGTCCGAGCCGTCGCTTCCGTCGCCAGCGTTGCGGGCCTGTGTATTGAGGCTGACGCCGGACTCCGCTTGCAGGTTGCCGACGATGCCTGCCGCCTGGTGCGGCGCCCAACCCTTCGCAATCAGGCGCTGATAGGCTCGCCCGACACGCCCGCCAACCGGAGCGCGCATCTGAGATACTGCAGCGGCCGGATCCTGCTGGAACGTCCAGCGCCACTTGCTTTCGGCAGCGTCGGCTTCCCACTGCTGCCGGCGCGCCGCCTTCCACGGCTCGGGCATGTCAGTCGAATTGATCGCTTCCAGACCCGCGCGCTTGAGCTGCACAAAATCGGCGGCATTGTTCTTTATCTGCGTGCGGTAGCTGTCGAGATTCCTGTTGGTGGTGCGGTCGTAATAGGCGCCCTTGGCGTTGCGCTCGTATTCGTCAGCCTTCTCATAAAGCGAATTGCCGCGGGACAGAATGTTGTTCAGGTATCCCGTCTGCGCATCCTTGGTCAGGCCTTCGAAATTGGCCTTGGCGAAGTCGTTAGCGCGCTGCTGGTGGCCTTCCATGAACTGGCGGGTGAAGCCGATGCCGCTTTCCGAACTGTCCTCACGCGCCTTGAGGAAACGCTGTTCCTCATCGGCGAGAAACCGGGTCAGGCTGGTCGAGACAGCGTTGGAACGGTCGTTGGCGACGTCGATCTTTTCGCGCTCGGCGAGCTCGAGCAGGCTGTAGCTCGCCCGGACGACGGCCTGGCCGGCGTCAGCAAGGGCAGCCCCCACCATCGGCGTCGGCCCGGCATTGGCGATGCGGCCCGAACGCGGATCGGCGTAAGCGACGTCGCGTGCTGTGGGAATGGTCACCATGCGCTGTTCACCTGGGGGCGTTGTAGGGGAGAGAGACCGAGCTCCGGTCCTGCGTCTTCTTGTTGCTTTCGCCGAAGCGGCTGAACAAAGACGACATGCCCGAAAACAGCGAACCCGCCGCCCGGATGCGTGCCGCGCGCATGGCGCTTTCGGCGTTGTAGCCGGCGACCTTGGCGGCGTCGTTGTAGCCGCGCGCCTGCTGGTCACCCTTGTAGATGTCGGTTTCGGCGGCGAGCCGCACCCGCTCCGACGTGTCGTCCATGATGTCGATCACAGAGGGATCGGTCATGGTGCCGCCCGAGCCGGCAATGGCCGCCTGCTGCTGCGATAGCAGGTACCTGCCTTCGCGATAGCGGGCCATGGCGTCGCGCTGGCTTGCCGCCGCAGCCTCGTCGGCCTGCTGGGCGGCAACCTTCTGTTCGTACTGGAAGCGGGCCTTCTGTTCGCGACCCTCTTGCATCGCCCCGGCCACCGACATGATCGTGCCGCCGATGCTGGCGATCGTGCCGATTGCCCCGAGCACCGGTGTCAGGAAACCCATTGCCACACCACCTTTCCGTCCAAGATTTCGTCTGTCGGCCTGAAGCCGAGCTTCAGCATCAGCGCTTCGGCGCGCGGGATCTGGGTATCGCAGGTCGCCTTGATCACGCGGGCGCCGCTTGCCTTCACCTCCGCCAGCACCTGAAGGATGTGGCGGAAGATGAAGGGCCGGCGCGCTTCCGCCGGCACCTCGAGGAAGGCCATCCACTCGCCCTCACCCGTCTCGATGACGCAGCCGAAACCGGCGAGCAGGCGACGGCGCCACAGCGCGCGGCCGATCCACCGGCTTGTTACCTGCACGCCGCCATAGAAGCGGGCGAAGTCGATGTCGTCGGCGGGCCTGATGTCAGCCATTTGTCTTGACATCCATCACCAGCGAGCCGGCGGTGAACGGATAGGGCGAGCGATGTTCGAGGCAGAGCCGGCTGTCGGTGTCCCAGTCGCTCGACACCGACATCATGTCGGCGTCGAAGCTGGTGAACAGACTGTTTGCCGCGATCGGCTTGTCGCCCTTGGTCACCGTCAGCCGGTGCAGGCTGTCGAAGGTGTTGCCGACGCGCAGGCCGTCCAGCATGGTGTAGACCAGATACATGCCGAGCTGCGACACGCGTTTCTTGCGGAACAGTGCGGTGCCGTTGGCAGCGCCATAAGCCAGCTTGGTCGACTGCCAGCGCCCGACATAAGGCAGGCCGATCACCACTGCCCGGCCGGCCGGCTGCGGCGGCAGCACCACCTGCCCCGCGGCAACGGGATAGAGGTTGTCCTGGTCATGCAGGGCCGCACCGTCGAGCCAGACGGTGACGCCCTTGCCGTTGAGATGCGGCACGGCAAATGTCGTCTGCCCCGCCGTGGTTGTGAAGCGCCTGAAACCGTCGGCCAGGCAGTTCACCTTGCCGCCGCGGCAGTCCTTCAGGTCGGCCAGCCTTTCCAGGCGTTGCGTGCCGTTGCGGAGCACGGCGAAATAGACATTGTCCTGGCCCTTGCCGCGACAGGCGATGACCTGCTTGAACGCACCGTCGGTGACGACGCGCGACCAGGCGACCACCTTCTCCGAAGGGCGATAGGTCAAGGCGCGGGCCTCGCCGTTTTCGAGGATGAACCACACCACCGTGTCGGGCTGGCGCTGCACGGCCATGCTGACGATGGGCGAGCCGCCGCAGACCTCCTCATGCATCGCCATCAGGTCCATGGCGCTGTAATCGAGCGTGCCCTGCTCGGCGATCAGCGCAAAGACCCTGAGGCCGGTGCTCTGCACGAAGATGCCGTCCTTGACGCATTTGACCGCGCGCAGGTCGTAGCTGCCTTGCGTCGAGCCATCGACGGGAAACCAGCTCGACGCCGTCAGCGGCTCATCGAAGCTCGACGACTTGATCGAGATCTCGGAATTGTCGGTGCCGGCGATGAGCCGCTGCAGGCCGAGCAGCCAGAGGATGCCCCTGTCGGTGCTGGCGCCGATCGAGCGGTAGATGGGCGCGCTGTCGCCCTCGACATTGTCGTTGAAGCTGTGGAAGGCATCGGGCACAGAGCCGTGCACGAAGTCGCCCTTGCCCCAGTAGAGCCGGCCGCCGAAGGCCTCGATGCCCCACGGCCAGCCGTCGAAGTCCGACCAGGTCGAAAAGTCCCATTCGAAGGTCGGGCTCAGCGAATAGAAGCGGCTCAACACTTCGACGTTGGCAACGGTGGCGCTGCCATAGGCAGTCATGCGGGCAATGCCGACCTGGCTGCCGCCGGTGTAGACCAGCGCGGTGTCGATGGTGCCGCTGGTGAAGGTGACGGCGACGAAGCGGAAGAACTTGACGACGTTGTTGTCGGGGTCGCGGTAGTTGGTCGGGCCGGTGTTGGCCGCATAGGTGCTCACCGTGCTCCAGGCGCCGGGATTGCCGCTGCCGTCATCGGTCGCGACCTCGAGGCGGACCGAACCGACCCAGGTGCCGGAGACCTGGAAGCTGAAATCGCGTGCCGCATTGACGCCGGACACGCGGATCGAGGCGCCATTCGCCGGGGCGGCGGTGAAACTCTCCTGCACGGTCTGGCCGGACTGGAACAGGCGGAACAGGCGGCCGACCATGCTCGCTTCGAACAGCGGCCGGCTCGCCGTCAGCGTGCCGTTGCCGGTGTAGACGGAGGGCGTCAGCGCCACCGTGCCGTCGGCTGACACAAAGGGGCCGTCGTCGACCTTGTAGCGCTGGATGCCCCAGCTGGTGTCGCCGCGGCGCTGGATCTCGCGCTGCTGGAACTGGCGCGAGGCGAGATAAAGCACGTCGATATTCTGCTTGTGCCGGGGGGCTGCGAGATCGGCCGTCGTCCATGGCATCGAAATGACAAGCGTTCCCGGCGCATCGATCTGGCAGCGGGCGACCAGCGCCTGGCGCGCCTTGTCGGTGTAGATCTCGAGATGGATGCTTGTGCTGTTGGGCGTGAAGGCGATCGAATGGTCGCCGTCGTCGAGGATCGACAGCGGCAGGATGTCGCTGGCGCCTGCGGACGAGCCGATATGCACCCAGACCGGGCCGCGGACGATTTCGACACGCAGGCCGTGTTCCTTGCCCTGGTCGCCGGCTGCCACCGATATCGTCTGGCGCGCCGCCGCCCTGCCCTGGGTGGTGCCGGTCAGCACCAGATTGCCGCCCGCGACATTTGCCGAGGCGCCGACGGCGCTGGCATTGGTCCAGCCGGTGAAGGAATTGAAGTCGCCATTGGTAATCGTGGTCGAGACGGCGACGCGCGAGACGAAGGCATTGTCCTTCAAAACCCGCATCTCGTTGTTCGACAGGATCGGCACCAGCATCGAGGCATTCGAGCCGGCGAAAGAATATTCGAGCAGCCGGACATCACCGAGATCGATGTCGGCAATGTGCTCGAGGCCGGGCCGCAGCGTCATCGAGCCGACGACACGCGGCAAGATGTTCGAGCTCAGCGCCGAGGCGAACTGCATGCGCTCGAGGTCGAGGCGCGACAGCGCTTCCTCGCCGATCTCGCCGCCATTGACCGAATAGACCGGGGCTGAAACGCGCGGCATCAGACTCCCCCTCGCCAAAGCTGATCTGGCCGCCGACGAGGGTTGCGCCGCCGTCATGACGGCCGCCGACACCACTGCTGCGCCGGGCGCGCAGCCAGCTGCCCGGCTCTATCAGCTTGTTGTTTTCGTTGCGGGCATCGATGTTCTTGGCCTGCACCAGGGCACGCTCCATGCGCTGGCGCAGCTTTTCTTCCAGCGTATCGCCCGAGGTCAGCTTGCCGCAGGTGTCGAAGGCGAGCTTGAGGGCGACGTAACGCCAGAACATCGTCGGCCAGGTCACGACCTTGTCGTCGGCGGCGTTCACATCGCTGATGAAGCGCAGATAAAGCGCCGGCGTCTGGGCATGCAGCCGGCCGCCCTCATCGGCATAGTCGTGGAAGGTCGCAAAGTCTGATGTGTCCGAGACAACAAGCGTGCGCAGCCAGCCCTGGGGGTAGTCGAAGGCATGGGCCCAGCCCAGGGCTGGTGTTGCGGCCGCGTTGGGCGACAAGGCAATGGAGGCCTTGGCAAAGTTCCAGTCGCCCGAATTGAAGGCTTCCTCGACAGCACCGCCCCAGGCGTTGGCGAAGACATAGGTGGCTTCGACATCGTCGGTGAGGGTTGTGATGGCGGCCTTTTCCAGGTGAACCAGCGCCTGCTTCCAGATCTCGAGCTTTGTCGCCATGGCATTGTCAGCCCTTCATCTGCTGGACATACCGGTCGGCTGCTTTTTCAGCCGCGTCCCTGGTGTCGAAACCGGTCTGGATGACGTTGCCGCCATGCAGGAAACGCCATTTGTGGTGCGGGCCGCCGAAGCTGACCTCGGCCGGGCTGACCTCGGTGGCGGTCGCCCTGGGGGCGCTGTCCTCGTCGAACAGCCTGATCACGCGCACAACCGCCGTGGTCTTGGTGACGGCGAGCACACGCAGCGTGCAGTCGAGGCCGAAATCGTCCGAAACGATGTCGATGGTCATGCCGCGCCGGAACACCGTGAGGTGGTTGGCAAAGAATTCGGGGTGAGTGACGTCGGCGAGCGTGGTGTCCGACGGCACTGTCGCTGCATAACGGCCGATGGCGTAGTCGGCCTGGGCGAAGCGATGCCCAGCAAGCTTGGTGACTTCAGTCATTTTTTTCACCTGGGATCAAAGGGAAATGAAAGGGAAAGGGAGGCCCGCAGGCCTCCCCCAGTCGCTTCGAGTCAATCGGTGTCGGTCGCGGTGATGGCGAGGCCGTCGGTCAGGTCGATGCCGCGACCGTCGCTGCCGGTCTTCTCGTCGATCACCCAGCAATGGTGGATCGCCGTCACCGGGCCGGCCAGCGTGGTCGTGCGCGTGCGCACGATGACGATGTCACCCTGGCGGGCGCCCCTGGCGTGGCCGTCGCTGACATAGTTGGAGGTGTTGACCGTCGCGATGGCGTCGACCGAATCCAGCAGCCACGTCTTCATGGTGCTGGCGCCGGAAAGACCATCGGTCAGGAGCTTGAAGCCGTTCGTTTCATAAGCCATTTCCAAGCCTCCTCAGGAGAATGCAGCGGTGTCGTCGGTGACGACCTTGATCACGCCGGCCTGCTGCAGGATGGTGCTGCCGTCGTAGATCGTGGCACGGTCGTAGGAGTAGTCGTCCTCGCCGTTGAAGCCGGCATCGACCTTCACGTCGCCGGCGATGGCGTGACCCACGGCCGGCTTGGCGAAGATGAAGTTGGACGCGGTCGCCGTGCCCATGCCCGGCAGGCCGGTGTGCATGATGTGCTTGGCGCCGAGCCAGAGCTTCGGCCGGTCGAGCGTCAGGCCGACGAGCGGCTTGGCGTCGATATAGTCGGCCGACTTGAACTCCTGGAAGGTGAGCAGGCGGGCCCAGGCTTTCGGCGTCCACAGGCAGGTGATCTCGTTGCCGGCCATGACGTCGAGCTCGAACAGGTCGGACAAGGCGTCGACCGTCTTGCCGTAGGTCAGGGTCTGGGCCGCACCGCCGGCATAGGCGTTGGTGGCGGTCGACAGCGCCTCGATGATGGTCATGTCGATTTCGCGCGAGGCGGTCAGCGCACTGGCGTTCTGCATCGCTTCACGCAGGTTGGCAGCCGCGGTGAACACGTCGAAGCCGGGACGGGTTTCCTTGGTGTGCTTTTCTTCCAGCGTGATCGTCGGCTGGCTGTCGGTGCGGTTGCGCGACGGGATGAGACCGTTCGTGCCGCGCCTGGTCATGCGCCCGGCAGCGCCCTGGAGCGCGAACGAGGCGGTCAGGCCGCTGATCATGAGTTCCTTGGTGACGCAGTCCTTGAGGTAGGTTTCGCCGCGCTGAAAGGCGACGACCCACTCATCCCGGTACTGGGTTTTCGTGATGGCATAAGGCATCTCGATATCCTTCGATGATGATTGGAGGGTCTTTCAGCCGTGATCGGGGTGCAGCAGGCAGGGCTTTCGCGGGATGCCGTGCCGGGGGCACGGGGCCGCTACTCACCCCGTCGCGGGGCGTCACATCAGCTTTTCTTGTTGGAGCGTTTTGCGGGGCCGTTGCCGGGGTGCCGCGGAAGCAATTCCAGGAAAAGTGCGAAGCGCATTTCCGTCCGGAATTGCTTAGTCAGAGAGAGAGAGCGCAAGTCCATCAGGAGCGCAATTCCTGTCGTGCAGCGGGAGAACCGGCTTTCCGCGGTCCATCACCCAAGCATGACGGCTTCGGCAATGTCAGCACTGCCCTGCCGCCAGGTCCAGCCCATCGGATGTAGTGCTAACTGGTGAATTGATCGAAAGTTGCCTCTAACGGATCGTGTCCGGCGCGCACGCGCCACTGCGACCTATGTGGCCTTGGAGGGCCACCCCGATGCCCCCGATCGGATCGAATGCCAAACAATCATACGTTCGGATCGCTGTCGTTTCCATATATGCAGCTCTAGTTTTCAGCTTTGCTTCGCTGATGAGCATTGACATTGCTCGATCTGAAACGAGAGAAATTCAAAATTACGTTGAAGACTTTCTGAAAAATTCACGAGATAAGCTGCTTTTCGACATTTCGTCTGCCGATGCTGAATTACAGGCCGCGCGATTCATAGAGCATAATTTCTTGGCCGAGGCATCCATAGGGGCGGCCGTCAATCCCAACCCGCCCTGGCAACATCCTGACCCCAAGCGAAAGAGCGTGGTGCAGGAAACTGCAGATAAATTCAGACGAGACCTTGAGTTTACTCTGAAAGTATCGGGCAGTGAGATCGGGGTTAAGGATGTCAGCGCCTCAATACACCTCATGACGACAGCTGATTTTGTCAAAAGACTTTGCTTGTGGACAAAATTGGCGTCCATCAGCAAGCGACGCGAAATCATCAGGCAGCAGATAGCGATTACCGACAACATACTGACACTTCTAGACAGCGCGTCGAAATCACTCAAAAACGAAAGGGACCTTCTGGAGATGGGGGTTCCACCTCCATTTTCGACCATGCTGTCGAGCAGTTCCGAACACCTCACGGCAGACGATTTTGCGTATCTGAGACAGTTTGCCGAGCTGGATCTGAAAAGACTGAAGGAATTGGGCAGTGATCTGACGCCGGTCAGCGAAGGTAATGACCGAGCGCAGGCCCAGGCCGATTGCCGCATTCACACCTTCATTCTCGACTCATTTGAACTCGACGGGGACGAGTTTTTCACGCTGATACAAGTTGCCGAATATGGGAAAAGGCCAATCATCGTCAATCTGTGGAATAATTTTCTTGATACAATTCCATTATACATAAATTTTGTTGGAAAAGAATTTCATAAACCAGATGGTATCAATTTTGTACTGGATATTATTGATGATAGCGTCGATTCAATTGAATATGGCGAAGATCTAATTGAAGAGGCTGCAGCGACAAGGCAACCCGTAGAAGCCAAGAAAGAGCCGCTTCATGACATTCTCGCAACCTCGCTTGAAGGGCTGTACGACGCTCAAGGCACCAATCCCGGCGGCAGCCGCTATTCCGGAACGTGCCGTATCACCCGGATCGAAGGCAACAAGTTTCAGTTCGATTGGTCGGTCGGCGGCATCTATGAGGGGACTGGGAGCCTCGAAGGACGGACGATCACTGTAGATTGGGGCAGCGCCGATCCGGTGATTTATGAGGTCCAGAATGATGGGACATTGGTTGGCACCTGGGCCAATGGCAGCGCAACCGAAACGCTTTTCCCGAAGAAGAAGGGCTGAAATGCCCTGATCCGAGGCCACCCGGATCACTTGCGAGCGTTGATCTTGTCGAGCTGGGCATAGATCCTGGTCAGCTTGCCCTGGACGGCGTCGCTCTTGTATTTCTCCGGGTCGGAGACGCGCAGCGCCAGGAGCTCCTGCTGCTGGGCTTCGAGCGTCTTGCCGGTCGCCTCGATGTCGCCGGTGAGGATCGCCGTCGAGCCGTAATAGTCGGCGCCGATGGTCGCCATCATCTTGACGAAGCCGAGATTGTCCTGCAGGCGCGAGCCATCCATCAGGCGCAGGCCCATCATCTGGCCGAAACCGTCGTCGCCGAGATGCGCCCGCATCAGCTCCTGGGCGGCGCCGATCTGGCCGTCATAGTCGCCGCCCCATTCGCTGCGCAGGGTCTTCTGCGTGTCGCCGGCGACCTTGGCCAGCTGGGCATTCAGCTCCTGGGCCTGGGTGGCGGCGAAATCCTGGTACCAGTCAAGCGCTGCGGCTGCCACCTTCGGCGGCACGTGGCGCTCATGCATCGCCGCCTTGAAGTCGGAGAGGATCGCCCTGTCGGCGTCGGTGACCTCGAAACCCTCGCGGAACGCGCCGGGATATTGGGCGGCGTCATCAGGGATGCCGTTGGCCAGGCGATAGGCCTTGACGTCTTCCGGCGTCGACTTCTCGGTCAGTTCGACCTGCCGGCCGCCATTCTTGGCATTCCTGTAGCCTTCGCGGAAGGCCTTCGAAATCTCGTCGGTCGACCTGTAGCGCTCGAGCTGCTTCATCATCGCGGCATCGCCGCCGGCCAGCTGTTCGCGGAACGACTGCAGTGCCGCGTCGGCGCCAGGTAGCGGCGAATTTGGCGCCGGCGACGTCGAACCCGGCGAATGCGACACCGGCGCCGGGCTATTGTCTGGCGCGGTCGGCGTTGCGGTCGTCGGCTGGTTTGCCTGTGCGTCTGTCATGGGCTGGTCGGTCATTGCTCTCACCTGTCAAAATGGAAAGGGAATGGGAAATCAGCTTCCGGATCTGGAAGCCGACATGCTGCTTGCCGGCGGCAAAAGAACTGTCGCGCTCGCCGCCATGCTCCGACGGCATCCAGGAGGGTTGATGCAGGCCGCAAATATGCAGCACCGCGCCCAGCGCCCGCTTCTGCTGCTCCTCATTGGCAATGCCGGCGGCCAGCGCCTGGAGCGCTGCGCAATCGGCCTTGCGGATTTCGAGATCGCTGCGCGGCATCTCGTTGTCCGTGCGCACCGTGACCGGGTGCCAGGGGCGGTAAGGTTTGTCTCTCATTGTCCGAGTGCCGCCCGGATCGACTGCGCGGCATCACCGACCTGGGTGGCGACAGCGGCGCCAGTGCCGACCTGCTGCATCTGCTGCTGTTCGGCCATGGCCTGCTGGCTCTGCTTGAGATTGGCCGCCGCCTGCTCGGCATCGAGCAGCCAGTCGGCGCGGCTGTTCGGGATCGCGGCAAAGGCGTCGCGAAACATGGTGCGGGCGTCGACCTCGCCGGCCAGCGACGGATCGAGCGACACGCCTGCCTGCAGGATGGCGGCACTTTCCTGGAAGGCATTGAGTACCTGCCGGTCGCGCGCTTCCTTCAGCGCATTGTTGAACTCGTACTGGATGTTCTGGCCGAGCAGGATGTCGGGCATGTCCAAGGGCACGCCGTTGCGGTCCACAGGGCCATAACCGCCGGCCCGCATCACCTTTTCGGTGGTCAGGTCGAGCACCGCACCTGTCCATTCATGTTCGATCGGGCCGAACAGCGGCATGGCGTTGCGGATCCATTCCTGGACGCGCTGCGCTGCCTCGTAAGCCGTCATCGTCTTGTCGGCCTGGGCGATCGGCTGCAGCTTGCTCAGGAAGAACGCGTCACCGAGCTGGTTGCGCTGGTCGTTGATCAGGTCGATGCCGAGGCCGACATTCTTGCCCAAGTCGAGCACGCGCAGTGCCGCCCCCAGGCGTTCGTCATACTGGCTGTCGATGAAGGTGATGCCGTTGGCGCCGAGATCGACCGGCGACAAAAGCGCATCCTGGGTGGCGACCAGCGGCGGGTCGACCTGCTTTTCGCCGGCCTCGATGATCGTCATCTTCATGCGTTGCAGCATGCGGCTTTCGGTCAGGCCGATCGAGGCCGCCGTCGACACGGCGTAGAACTTGCCCGACAGAAGCCACCAGCGCGGCACGACATAATCGAAGGTGAAAGCAGGCAGTTCCTGCAGGATGGTGCCGTCTTCGCTGACATAGACATCCGCCCACTTCGCCCCTTTGGGGAATTTGCGGCGCGGCTCGTAGAGCTCCAGCGGGATGAAGATGTGGCGGACCTTGAAGGTCGACCTGGTGTCCTTGTCGCGCAGCGCGTTCTTCACCTGATGCGGCAGCTTCGCCTCACCGAACAGATGGGCCATGGCGGCAGCGGTCATGTCGCATTTGCGGTGGACATGGTTGACCTGGCCGTCGGGCCCCTCCTGCCCCGCCATGTTTTTGGGATGGTGGCAGCGGTAGATGAGGTTGTCGCGGTTCCTGTTGTAGCTGACCTGCAGCCAGCCCATGCCGAAGGCGGCGAAGTCATGCTCGACCTGCTGGGCGGCGCGGCGAAAGCCGCTGTCGCGCGAATTCAGGATGGCGCTGTTCACGTCTGTCATGAATTCGAGGAAGGACGCAGCATCGCGGTCACGGCCGATGCGCTTGTTGGAGGCCGCCGCCTTGAACCATTGACGCCCATCGGGCCGCACCATCGAGCCGATCTGGTCGCCAAGCTCGCGCCGCATCAGCACGGGCGTGGCATCCGTCAGATGCGCGGCGAACTCCTGGCCGAGCACGATGTCGGTGGTGAAGTCGGCCCGCTCGGGGAAGAGGAATTCGGCGATTTCCTGATACAGGCTGTCGAGCGCGCCCTTGGCGGAGAAGAGGCGCGCATCGATCGCCATCAGGTCGCGGCCTGCCTGGTCGCTCATCAGCTCGCTCCGAGCGTTCCGCGCGAGAACTCACGCCCGATCGTACCCGGAACCTGGGCCAGGCGGTCGGTGGCGGCGCTGCTTTTGGCCGCCGGGGCCAGCGAGCGCGTCCGGCTGCGCTGGCGCTTGGCCAAGGGATCTTCCGGGTCGGGCATCGTTGCCGGCGGCTCCGGCTCCGGCATCGGCTGTTTCTTTCCGAAAAGTCCACTCATCGGTGTTTTCCTCGCAGTTTGGCCTTCAAGGCACTGTTTGACGTCACGGATTGAAGCCTGAGCCTCGATTGTTCGCGCCGCTCCTGCGCTGCCTTCGGGCGCTTCAGCCCGCTGATGGCGGACGCCGACAGCATTATCGTGGTGTCGCCCTTGTCGGGCGAGCGGCCGAGCTGTTCGCGCATGACATCCTTGGGCAGGACAAGGATGTCCTCGCCGCCACCGCCGGCGCGGATTTCATAGCGATAGGCGGCGAGATCGACTTCCAGCTCGGCATCGGGCGGCAGGGCGATGCGCGCGCCATAAGCCGGGTCGAGCTGTTCGCGAAACTGCCAGACGGCCTGGGCCCGGAGATTGGCAAAACCATAGAGGCCGTCGCGTGTCGAAGCGGTCGAGCCGCTGCCGCCCTTGAAGCCGAAACAGTCGACATCGGCATGGGCAAGCTGGGTCAGCGTGTCGCCGCCATAACCGCCGCCGGCATCGACCACCACACGACAACGGTCGCGCATCTGCCTGACGATCAGCCCCGCTGCCGTCGGCCCGTCGGGCGTTTCGCTGCCCTTGTAGCTGACAAACGGCGAATACCACCACTCGCGCCGGCTCTGGATCTGTGTCTTGTCGGACCCGCCCTGGGCGATGTCGGCGGCCACTGCCGTCATCGGCAGGTCGGGCGGGGTGGCGAGCCACCGCGCCTGCGCCTGCCTGATCCAGCCGGTCGGGATCACCTGCCAGGGATCGTCCTTGCCGCCTGCCTCGAACGAGCCGTAGCGCAGCCGCTCGCGGATCTCGTCGGGCAGGCTTTCGAGCTGTGCGGCATAACCCGTCGCCATCAGCTCCGGATTGTCTTCCAGCATCGAGCGAATGAAGGTCCTCGACCTCGGACGTTCGCCCTTCGGCCCCTCATAGTCGGCATCGACCTCGCGGTCCTCGCCGCCGACGGTGGTGAACCATCGGAGTTCGCCAGATGCCGCAGGCTTTGGGTGGCTTTTGTCGAGCCATGGCGCCCAGTACCTGACCACCCACATGCCCTCGGCCGAGGTCGGCGGGTTGCCTGTTGCAACGACCCGGCAGCGCCGGCCCCTGGCATCGCGCAACCAGCCGATGATGTAGCGGTACTGGCTCTCGGTGAACTGGGTGATCTCGTCGAAGGCCTTCAGCCTATGCGCCCGGCCCTGGTATTTTTCCTTGTCGGCCTCATGCGGCACGCCGCCGAGCTCGATCTTGCCGCCATTGGCCAGGCGCCAGACATGCGACTGGCTGTTGTAGCCGCCGCGGCCGCCGAGCATCCGGGCGAGCTCGTCCTCGATGCCCTTGAGCTGGGTCGCCTGTCTGCGCAGGATCAGTGCCGGCTGGTAGTCTTCGAGCGCGAGGCCGCAGATCAACGTCGTCTTGCCGCCGCCGGCCGCACCGCCATAAAAGGTCTCGTCCGCCTCGGACAGCCACGCCTCGGTCTGCGGCCCGGGATTGGGGATCATGTAGCGGCCGACCGACGCCTTGACCGCCTCGTCGATCACCTCCTGGCGCGCCTGCGCCGGCAGGGCGTCGAGGGCCGCCAGCACCTCACTGAGCTGCACTGTTCAGTCCCTGCGCCAGCAGAAAGGCGACGCGGCGGGCAATGTCGTTCTTGGACAGCTCGTCCACCGCAGAGGTCAGCGGCGCCCCGGCCTTGCCGGTCACCTCCGCCTTGTCGGCCAGGCCGAGCTCGCGGGCGACAATCGTCGGGTTCAACAGATCGGCCGCCGCAGCCTCGAATTTCTGCGTCCGGATGACCGCCTCGGCCCGCGCGGTGACCTCGCCGAAGCCGTCACGCTCGCCAAAGCCGTCCCATGTCCCGCGGCCGATGCCGAGAAAGATGCACAGGCCCGAAATGGTCATCGCCCGCATCCGTTCGATCTGTTCGACCTTGACCTCGCCCTGATAGGCAAAGGGCCTGGCTTCAAAGAGCGGGTTGGCCTCGACCCAGTCGAAATATTCGACACAGGCCGCCCACAGCGCGTCGGGCGTGGCAAAGACCGCGCCATAAGAGCTGCGCGCCTTCCAGAACGGGGTGGGTGCGGGCATGGAGGTCCTTTCGCCGGGCGATCGGTTGAGGGCGAGCGCGGCGCGCTGGCTGCGAGGGGCGGCGCCGGTCAGGCTGACAGGTCACAACGCGCCGGCCCGCAAACATCCACCTGTGAACCAGAGTTGACAATCATCTGCCAACTGCAGTACACAAATCTCGTGATCGAAATTCGCAGGACCGCTGAGTTCACAGGCTGGCTCACCGACCTCAAGGACCTCAAGGCCAGGTCCCGCATCCTGACCCGTATCGACCGGCTGGAGTTGGGCAACTCAGGTGATGCCAAATATTTCGACGGCATCGGCGAGCTTCGCGTCGACACTGGTCCTGGCTACCGCGTCTACTTCGTCAAGCGCGGCACAACTGTCGTCATCCTGCTTTGCGGTGGCGATAAGTCGACGCAGGCTTCCGATATCAAGAAGGCCATTGCGATGGCAAAGGAGGTCAAATGACCATCAAGACCACAAAATGGGACGCCGCCGAGTTTCTGAACTCCAAGGAGGAAATCCTTGCCTATCTCGAGGCGGCATTCGAGGACGGCGACCCGTCCGGGATCAAGCTTGCCCTCAACAATGTTGCCCGGGCCCGAGGCATATCCGACCTGGCGAGAGAAACCAAAATCTCCAGAGAGGGCATCTACAAGGCGCTGAGTGAGGATGGCGACCCAAAGCTGTCCACACTGCTCAGTATCGTAAAGGCGTTCGGGCTCAATCTATCGGTCAGAGACCTGGAACACGCTTGAATGCTGGCGTCGCATCGTCCGGCTCGCAGTCCCTCGGCGCATGAAAAACCGCCCCGGCTACGAAGTGGGAAGGTGCCTTCGCCTCTATCGGCCCGGCATGTGCTGCCCTGGCTTTTGGCCTGCCCGCCTGGCGAAAGCCGTCACTTCCGCATCAGGTCGGGGTGACGGTCGCCAAGCCACTGCTTGCCATCCTTGTCGGAAGCCCAGGGATTGCCAAACAGCCGAACCGTGGGGCTGTCGTCGCCGGCCTTGATTGCCGACCTGACGATACGCCGCTCGCGGCGATGTTCAGCCACCTTGAAAGGCTTGTCGCTCTCAGCGGTCGTCATGCCGACGATGGGCGTCCTGCGCCGGGACCGTGACAT